ATGTAAATCTACTTGTTTTTTCAATATGTCTACATATTTCTGCTTATTCACATTCAAGAATGGTGCATACTTTAAACACATATTATATAGATCCGGCCAAATGACCGTTTCCTCTATTTCCTCATTGAAAGTAGAGGTAAAATGAAGTATCGAATCCATTATGATGAAGGATTCAATCGACACTTCCTCGCCAAATAAACGGCGAAGCACAGGGGGATGTTGACCATCCCGACAATCAAAAAGTAAATTAAACTCATTAGATTGATCAAATAACGTATCAATCTCATTTTCAAACACATACGGAAGGCCTTGGATTTTCGCTTTCCATGCGATATAAGTCTGGCGACCTTCTGGTGATGTGATGTTGCCCACCCAAAGATCATTAGTTTTAACGAAGTTTGAGACAAGAAATCTAGTGAGTTCATCTTCTTTGTAAATTTTTGACAAACGCACAAAATGGTGTTTGTCTTTTCGTTTCTCAAAAGAAGATTCACTTGCACGAACCTTTCCTTTGAATTTAAAATAGTCGTACTCTTTCCGATTGAAATGTTGTTTCAACGACAAATATTTTTGGTACACTTCAAAAGGAGTCACTTGATATATCATATAGGGAGTTTTGATGTTTTAGGCATGAAATTCAATATCTCTGCCTCTTCCCTTAATTTATTTTTAGTTTTAACATTGACAAGCCCTGCAACCGTTTCCGATTCAAGACCATTTTCATCAGCATGATAAAGCATTGCATCAAGATAACTCATTCTGGTTCTTTCTACAATTTCTTCAATTTCAATATTATATTCTTCAGAAGAATAAAAATTTAGCAGTTCTGACATTATCCCTTAATTATATCAAACAATGATAACATTGTCAAGTTAAAACGTATCATTGTTTCCATTATTACCTATTTCTTGCGATTCTTTTTGTTCAGGATCATCTTTATCCTTGAACCAATAATCAGTTGCCTTGGCAAGGACTGCCACATAGGCCCCAACCATTATATTAATTAAGTCCCTTGACTCAGCTGGTAATGCGCCAAAAAACAATAACCATACTAAAAACAAAAAAGTAAGAACTATAATCAAGGACAACGAAAATCGTGCCCACCAATTTAACTTCTTTCTTGTTTCAATTTTTTCATATCTCAATGCTTCCATCGGATTAGTCTCCCATAATTTTTCTTCTTGGTCTTCAATCATTTCTAATGAAGTGTTAATTTTTCCATCACCCAACCGTTGTTTAGTTTTTTTATTCATTTATCCTTATCTCAACTAGTGAAGTAAAAGGGGAGGTCTTATATTCAAGCGACCTCCCAAACTTGTTTTTATTTTTTCTCTACGAATTCATACAGCTCGGATGCCTTCTTCTTAATATCCTCAATGGAATAAGAATCGGGTTGAAGTTCACTCCATAACTTCATATTTGCTTCACCTTGTTCTTGTGCGAGTGACCATGCACTTGTCACATAATCTTGGTTGCGTTGAGCTTGATCTTGGAGATAACCTTGTGCCATCTCTAAAAGTTTGAATCGTAGTTCAAATGGATTAGACATATTGTCCTTTCTCTGTGTGTGTTGTGTGTGTTAATGGGAGATACTTCTGTTGCTAGGCGACTCCCGAAAGCCCCAGCGGTATTACGCAGCAATTGCAACGTATCCCACAGCGATATAATCGTTATTATTTGCGATTATGGTTTTTGCACTATTTCAGTCGTTGCTCAACTGGATATCTCTATTAGTCTTTACTACTATCAATCGATTTCCTAATACGCCCCCATCAACTAAACAAAGAAAAAAATGTTTAACAATTCTATAATTATTACAATAATTCCGATAAGAATAGTCCACAAGATAAGTCTACCTGTATCATTCATCTCTCTTTGTTTACTTGGTGGAGGCGGCCGGAATCGAACCGGCGTCTTGTCTAGTTTATTTCACTAATGTCATCAATATCATAAATATTTATCTCAATTATCTTTTCCAAAATGGTATGCATTACATACTTTGAGAAGTTCATCAACATAATCTTCAGGATTATATTCTTTCCATTCAACAAGTAAATCTACAACTTTATCACCATCCATAAATGGTACTGGTTTTTTAGGATCACTAAAACGAATAAGTGTACAAATCACAATTTTTTTCGGAACCAGTTTATACATTTCGGCCAACATATGACAATATGCAGTTCCTTGTAAAATATAATGAAAAACATATTCGTCTTTTTTGACATAACTTCCTGTCTTCCAATCAATAACTGCAAGTTCACCATTATAGTCTGCAACCAAATCTGCCGTCCCTGCAACCTTGAGATGGTCTGACCACATTGACAATTCGATTCCACGAATATTATCAATCTTTGCATCAATTTGTGGTATGCCTGCAAGAACAAGTTCTTTGTGTTCTTGCATTACACTACTCTTACCATCTTTTTGTTTTAAATAGTTTTTATCACCACGCAAATATTTCTCAATTATTCCATGAATGTTAGTACCACGCCTTGCAGCACGATGTGAAATTTTATCTGCCGCTTCTTTTCCAATTTTTGCTCTCCACGCTTCAATACCTGGCTTGGAAATCATATGATAAAGAAGATTTGTAATAGATGGATATGTACCATTCGGAGAATGATACACCCTATCTTCACTTGAATTGTCTTGTTCTAATTGATCTTTTCGATTTTCAAGAAGATCATAATTAAATTGTTTCATATATCAATGAGTATCTATTGTACTGTGCAGATGTTTGCTTTTTATTTCTCTGAGCCTGTCTTTGAATCCATCATCAGGCTTCTTTCCTGCAAAATGCCATGGATCACCAATAAATGGTTTTGCAAACATCATTTTAATCACACCACCACAGTCAGAAATCGGACATGGTTTTTTGGTGGGTTCATCCCTTCGAGCTATGGGCAAGGATTCTTCAAAATCCTCGCCACATTTCTCGCAAACATAGTCATAATAGGGCATTTAATTATTATCCTTTTTCAATCAAATTACCATCTTCATCAATAAAGTCACAGGGGCCGACAATACAAGTCCAATTTCCCTTTTTCTTTACTATTTCTTTTTCTTTTGGTATTTCAACCTTTACTGTTTTTTTGGGTGTCCAAAAAGTTCTTTTGGGCTCCACAAAAGGTTTTTCTTCATGTGTATGAACAACTTTTCGTCTTTCAATTACACATTCTGGACACTCGCCAGTTTTCGTATCCACCCAACATCCAGATATTGCGTGACAGACCTGTTCTGTCACATATTCAACTCCTGCTAATGCGGATGGACTCAAAAACAGAACAAACCATAATATAAGTATTAAATTTTTCATATTTGTTCCTTTTTTATTGTTACATGTATATTATAACCTATTAGAACAGAAATGTCAAGTTTTTTACAAAGAATTTTTACTTCCATAAAAGATATGTCTATCTATCGAAGCCATAACTTTTTTCCTTTTACTCCACTTTGGATATGTCTCCATCCAATTTGCATGATAGTGCGTTGCACCATCTGTTATGTCAATTAACGCTTTGTCATGATGATTTACAAGAACTTTCTTTGCAAGTTCTTGTGCAGACTCCCAAGTTCTGCCTTCTCTTGGGTCATCTAATAAACCATCACAATACCAACTAAATTGACATCTATCTCTCACAGGAACATACTCTTCTATTCTAGCATTATAACGATGTATGCCCTCATGCACTACTTCACATATGGTATTAGGATAATTATCACCCAATGTACGATTTAACGTAACATTCGCTACTGCTAATTTTCCTGCTGTACTCTCCACCCCTGCTTCAAAGTAAATATTTTTCGCCAGACAGAGAACATCTGCTGCTGTATATTTTACTTTGTCAAATTCAAGAGGTTTGTAATAGTCTGGTGCGACCATGCTCACGGGCTTTTGATCAAGAATACGATTTATATCATATTCCCATATTTGAGATGGTGCATTACTATTAATCGGTGAAGTAGTATACCATAGTGTAGCAAACAGAGCAAGGAACACCCTTACTGTCTTTACCATACTTGTACCTTTTTTTGGTTATTAATTTCATTCACAGAAACATGAAATATAGAACTCATCAACCAAATGTAATTATATTTATGCAATTATATCGTTGAGCCTGTGTTTTATTACCAATCTATGTCTTTACTGTTTGTCGTTGGAATGTTGTCCTTTTTCGCAGCTTTAACTGGAACCTCTTTCTTTTCTCCTTTCTCATCTTCAGTTGGAGTTTCTTTTTTCTCTTCAATGTCTGGAAGAAGATCTGGCCAGGTGTCCTTGACCAATTTATAAGACAGTCCCTTATAAGACAATTTTCGATCCTTTACAGCAATAATAAGTTTTGCATCATTGGGATCAAGTCGTTCTAACAATTCAACAAACATTGATTCCCTTCTAAGCATAGGAAGTTCATGAGGACTTGGTTTAATATAATAATCCAATTTTTTTACTTCAAAGTGAAGTGAATTTGGAGTTGTATCCGCTATCTGTCCTGGCGTATATGGTGGAGCTCCTGGCGGAAGGTGCCACTCAACGTCTGGATGATAATTCAATTGTAACAATGCCTTAGTTGCAAAATTATCTCTATCTTTGAGAACTTGTCGTTTCTCTTCTCTTGTTTTGGCTTTACCAACCAATTCAAGGGTTTCTAAAATATTAAATTCTGCCATATCAAACTTCTCCTGTAAATTGTTTATCTGTCAATGCAACAGTTTTTTTAATTTTAGGAACATATTCTTGTGATGTTCCGAATTCTGTTTCGTTCATTCCCTTTGTCCAAACTACATTAATATCCTCGTAGAATACCCCCACAGACCTCTTAGGAGTTCCGTCAGAGTAATAAGCCATAGCAACACATCTAGGAACTACTTTATGTTCTTCATCCTGACCCGAAAATATTCCAATCCAATCACCAGTTTTCAAGTAATGTTCGCAGTATCTAATGTATGCTTTACGAGATGCGGCTTGCATTTCTGCCCTTCTTTGTTCTTTTTCTCCAACATGTCTACCTCTTCCTGACTTACCTAAAGCGGCAACCATTTCCTTGTTATGTTTGATCCATCCTTTAACATTTTTAAAAGAATAAGTATCATCATCTGGAAGAGTAAGAACACGTTCACTCACATTTTTATATTCCGCTGGTTTCCTCTTTTTACGCATTTCTTTCATGCGTTCTCGGAGAGCTTCTCGTTGTTCTTCCGTAATTTTACGAGTAC